GCGTAACTTCGCAACAAACAGCTGACAGTTTTTTTGTCCGATACTAAACAAGCTGTCAGAACAAGTCTTGACTATTACAATTCAGACAACTTTAGACAATGATAAAGCCTTGCGTCTGCAAGGCTTTATTCTTTATATTTTTGATATCTCTGATCAATTGCAACCATAGTTCCAAATACAATTTTAAAATAAGGAAATGCTTCTTTTTTAGCTATATCAGCTTGGTAATATTCAGAAAATATTTCAGAAGGTACTGTGATATTCCTCAATGGCTTAATGTCTTCTTCAGGAACTGGAAATTTACCAATCCACCCTTTCACTAGTTCAGGTTTTTCAGAAATAATTTTTTTTACAGATGCATGAGAATATGGATTACGATATTTATTTTTTAATTCTTTCAGTTTTCCTCCTTCTTCCTCTGTTATAATACCTTTCTTACATGCTGCACTTATATTATCATTTAGAGACTTATTATCATATAGACGATATCCTTCCTTTAATTTTTCATTAAAAGCTGGATTGCCAATGTAACATCCTTTCATTTCAAAATCAATTAAAGCATGTTTCAGCATTCGTTCCAACAAATGATTAGTCATACAAATACTGGCCTGATATAATCCTAATAAAAGACAATTCAAATTTTCATAGATAATAGTCCTGAACTCGCAGAAAAAAAATGAATTCATGCTTATAATAAAAATTCAGTTCATCCAAATTTTTAACTATCTCTTTACCAAAATGTTCTATATATTCTTTTAATCCACTTTCAATTTCTGACATCTTCAATAAATCATATTATTTTCTCTATCGACAAAAATAAACATTTCTCTTAACTCCATATCCGAAACTCTCTTTTCTTTTTATTTCTTTTCCTTTTTCTTTGTGTACTTATTTCCCCGTAAACTATATATTTACGGGAGAAAAACCGAGGTTATTTCCCCGGAAACCTGATTTTTTGATACGGGAATATTGGTTATCCTCTCGTTTCCTTTTGTGGAATTGACAGGATAACCAATAAGGTTACCGGTATTTCAGATCAGAGTCCTGCTAACTAATAGCTAGAATTCTATAAAATTGAGCCGCTTGAACAAACCGGAGACGATCACATGGATCTTATCCAGGCAACCGACACGCTCAGCAACGTCCAAAAGGCTTTCCCCTTTCCGCATCTTATATGAACGGAGCGGAATATGATAGGAGTAATATAATGTCGTGTATACCTTATCCCAAACCTGATGCTGTCCCAAACTGGAAACTTTACAGTATTTGTTCACCAACATCCGGATCTGATCACGCAGAGACATTTCCGGGATTTCTTTGTCGGAAATTGGTAACTCATGCAGATCACACTCAGCTTCCTCATGCACCTCGATAAGACGATCCACTTTTTCTTCTACCTGTGACAAACGCTTTTCCTGTTCGACCAACATCTGACATTGTTGCAAAAGCAATTCAGCATGTGATAAAGGACGATTGACACGTTTTTCCACTTCGATGAAATATTGTCGCGCCTGCATTCCTCTTTCATTACGTTGCATCATAGCCCAGTGTTTTGCTGTGTCAAGAGTTAAAGCATAATCTAAGGAAGGACGGCCACCTGTACTTTCGCTCAAAATCGTGCAAAAGTCTGTTCCTTCATTAAATCCGTATTCTCTCATCCTTTTAGCCCACATGTCAAACCGAGTACTTATTTCAAGGAATTGATGTAATTCTCTCGCGGAAACGGCTTTCTTACCGTTATACTCTGTAATTTTAATTAACTCTTCCATAACGCATCATTTTTTAATAAGGTGGGATCTGTTTTCAAGCTCATGATATCCATTATTTCAATGAATTCATCGGGGATAGAATCAGGCAGTGTCGTCATACAATAATGACTGTAGCAATCGAAAATACAATTATCCAGAATAAAACTATAAGCCCGTAGCTTATTATTTCGTTCCGTCCGGATCATTGCTTTCAAATGCTTTAACTGTCTCTTTAAACTTAAAGACGGGATTTCCCTTTTTCGTGGGGAAGTACGTGCATTATCCACACCTTGTGCGTCATTTGCAAATTTCAGGTTCGTTGGCATCGTTGAATGAAATTTGAAATTAGTAAATAAAGAAAGGCTACCGCCTCCCATTCGCGCCAACGAACCACTATCACATTTCTGCAACAGTCCAACGGGGAGTGATAGCCTTATATCATAAAGACAATAGCTTACACAAAGCCATAAAAATGACTGTTGCTTAAAAGAATATTTAGTGCATTCGTTGGCGTCGAATGTCACAAATATACGGCTATTATCTAAAATTCCAAATCTCATTTTCCAACTTTTATTGATCTCTCCGTCTCCGGAAACTCTTAAACGAGGTATACCGGCGTCTTTTAAACACCTGCTGATATTCCTTTTCCAGTATATCATATATCTCCTCATGAGTGTGTTGCTGTTGATCCGCGTTGACGGCTTCCCAGAACAGCTCCACAAACCCCGTCTTGGTCGTCATCTTCAGGATCCTGGGTGTCAATTCATTTGTTTCCATGGTTTATATTTTTATGGTTCGTAGAGAATGGTTCCCATACATTATCTTTTTCTGGTCATCGGCCTCAACCGACATCATCCCTCCGATCGCATCCACAATCGCCACCACACCGTCGATTTTATTCGGAGATTTTTTCTTATCCAGCTTGATATTATCGTTGGCATCCTTATAAATCACAACGTTCCGGAACATCCACCGGAGTACAGGATTATTCATTAGGTCCAACATTCTATCCCTAACAAAAGCCTCCAGCTTCTTTGTCGGCTCGCTCATATTCATCATGCTTTGGGCAAACTCATCCAGTATATCATCTAAACCGGATTTCTGTAATCCCTGTATAGTACCGTGGTAAGCTTTAGCCGGATCGAATGCCAGATTCTTGACTGTATATTGCCGGCAAATCTTAGCAATATCGGCCACCTGAAAATCGATATCGACCACATCTCCCGGAGTCACTTTAATATATCCTTCATCGGCCCAACGACGATAATCCACCTTATCCTCCTTTTCTTTTACCTTACCCTCCGGGATCCAGAAAAACATTTTTACTGCTTTTACTTCCGGAAAGAATAGAGCCAAAGCATTAATGTCGACATGGGAAGCAAGGTCAAGCCCGGCATAACACTCCAGCCCGATCAGATCATCATCCGTTATTCCCCGGCTATTGGCTGTAACGATATCATCCGGGATCCAGACGTCCGGAGCGTCTACCCACATATTGCAGTTTTTGGTTTTGAAGTTCACTTCCGTCGTACCTCCCTTGTTGATCGCATCTTGCAATTCCCTCTCCATATAATCGTAGCTTACCGAAATACCGATATTCGGATTTGCCTTCTCCCAGGTATGTGGATCTTTCCAGTTGTCATCCTCCGGACATTCCTTCCCATCCTTTTTATCCGGGCAGAAAATCATAACAAACTCGTTTTCCTGCTGTTTGATTCCCTCAAGGATATCGATCATCACTTTCCGGGATTGATAATACGGAGATTCCATATTAAACCCGGCTGTCGTAATAGTAAAAATAAGCGGCTGTTTCCGGGCACCCATACCGGATTTAATCACATTAAAAATGTCATCCGTCGGCCATGCATGACGTTCGTCGCAGATAGCACAATGAGGATTCAAACCGTCCTTGTTCCCGCTATCCTTGGAAAGCGGTTTAAAAGTCGATGCTGTCGATTCCATAACAATTGAAGTGGTATAAGTATCCAGATATTTCTGCAATGCCGGACTATTTTCTACCATCTTCTTGGCCGCCTGCCAGCAGATTTTGGCCTGATCCTTATCCACTGCTGCCGAATAGATCTCCGCTCCGGCTTCGCCGTCGAAGATCATCATATATAAGGCAATCCCGGCCGCAAAAGTTGTCTTCCCATTTTTACGGGCAACCTCTATACTGGCATAATTGAATCGCCGGACACCTCCGCTCCGATACCAGCCGAAAAGGCACCAGATAATAAAACACTGCCAGTCCTCCAATTCCAGTTCCTTTCCAGCCCATTCACCTTTAAAATGTTTCAACAGGGTAAAAAATACCAGTGCTTTCTTAGCCGCCTTTTCATCAAAATACAAACCTTTCTCTGTTGCAAAACGAAGATCGTCCAAGTGGCGTTTTACTGCCAGCTTTTCATAACGTCCGGCAATCCGCTCCCCGGACATTACCCGATCGATATAGTGTAAAGCCTTCTCTTTATATATTTCAGATTTTTTCCTTTTCATAAATCCTCCAGCAATTTCTGTAATGGATCTTTTTCTTTCTTTTCTCCCATTTTTACTTTAGAAGCCGATGCCGGGGTGATCCCCAGTTCGACAGCCCACATCTTTGCATTAGCCAAATATTCAGACGCCATCTTATCGAGTGGATTACGGACATACCGGACGCCACCTTTATCAGAGATCTCTTTCACAACCCGGTCATTTTCAGACTCCGACAATTTTTTCTCTGCCTCAATATATTTTCCCATCTCATTGGCATACATCATCACAGCATTGATATTGACAACATTCAGAATCCCCTGATCTGCCAACTGCTGAGCAGTGATCTTATATACCTTTTTACCTGCAACACACATATAATCAGGAGCCTTCGGGATTTTCGTTATTTTCTCATACGAAATTTCCTCCCGCATCCGGCAAGGCTGATCCGTTCCCTTCAGAACTTTCAAAGCATTCGATATCGGTTTCCTTCCTTTTCCCATAATTCTGTTATTTCAAAAACTCCCAATTTTGCATGTGCGTGAAGAAGGGCGGGGTGTGGTCTCGCTGACGATATCCAAAAGAGATTAACTCCCCCCTCCCCTTTGCTTTCCAAACCGCCAATCATCACACATATTTCAATTTTTTATTTTGTATCAATCCAAAACTTTATGTATCAACAATAAACTTTGTGTTAAATTTTTGTTGTGTATAAAATTCTATCTTTATTACACTACTGATATTTAGCACTGTCTAAAAGCTTATTTTTACCCTCTCCGAGGCTTTCAGATAAAACTTTATCAAGTATCCTTACTGCTCTATTATTTACCCTTGTCTCCTCCTCTATAGCTCTTAAATAAATTGTCGTTGTCTTTATATCTGAATGCCCTAGCATTTGTTGTACTTCATAGACATCTGCCCCGGCTTTTAACGCCTGGATAGCTGCAGTATGTCGCAGACTATGGCAGGTCATACGTTTATCAACAATACCTATTTGTTTAAACCTTTGCTTAATCATCCTGGAAACCATAGCAGGTTGAAGCGGTAAATCCTTATACCCTCCGGCATGGTTCACAAACAAGGGACTATCTTCTGAGAAATTATTCCGGCACAATAAATAATCATGAATTGCACCCAACATTCGTTCTGTTATCCCCAGCTCTGTATCTTTTTCATTATGTCCTTTTCTTTGCAACCTCACAGTCGTCTGAAAATTATTCGTAACATCACCGATTGTCATCCGGCATATTTCGACCCGGCGTAACCCAGCTCCAAGCATCATGGATATAATACAATAATCACGTTTCCCAATCGGTAAGGAAGTGTCAATAGAACTCAAAAGCAGGTCGACCTGCTCCATCTTCAAATATCCTTTTCGGAACTTCTTATCTTTTTTGGGAGACCGGACACCAATTGCAATATTTTCATATAAACCCTGATCATCCAACCAGGAATATAACTTACGTACAACAGTCAGATAAAGGTCGATCGTGTAAAGTGACTTGCCTTCCCGTAACAAAACAGATTTATAATTTATAATATCCTTCTTTTTCAAGGACCAGAATTCCAGTGTACTGAATACAACCCATCTGACAAACCGGGATATTGCGAGTTTATATGTTTTCTTACTTAGCTCATTCACATCCTGATCATTTATAAAATCAATAACCAATTCACTCAAAGGTCTATTCTTCATCACCTGTAAATTTAAATGCATCATCATTTATCGTCCGGAACCAGCTTATTTTTTTCTCCTTCACCAGTTTATTCAAGGTATCTTTAACCAATTTCTTTACCGCCGGCATGATATCCGAAAGAAACATGGCATGAACCGGAGCCAATCCTTTTTCCGTTTTCTCCTGTTCCACATTCCGGATAATATCCACTAATTCATCTTCCATTGATCAGACGTTTATCTTTATTTCCTTTTTCAATATTACATTTCCGACACAATGCCTGCCAATTGGTTTTATCCCAGAAATCTGAACACACTGCGACAGGAATAATATGATCCACTACTTCCGAAGGAACAAGTAATCCTTTCTCCAAACATATAGCACAAAGCGGATGTTTCTCCCGGAATACTTTACTTTCCCTGGTCCATCTTGCCGAATGGTATTCTTCACGGCTTCTGGGTCGGTTTTCCATCTTTTTCCCCGTAACCGATCCTCTCCGGTTCCAGGGACGGATATTCTTTTTCGCTTTCGTGGGCATTGTTAACAACATTATATTCTATTGTCACCGTTCTTTTCAAAACTCTCATACCATTACACAAAGGACAGAAAATAGTTTTACACCTATCCTCGTCCCCGGTTGCCATTTCTAAAGTTCCGGTTCCTTGGCACCGAGGACAAACAACTATCCGGACATCACGCATTTTCATAAAAGTCATTTACATTGTTTTTTCCGGTTTCAACCAAATTACATCAGGATAATCTGAGCGAATAAATTTTAGAAGTTCCGGAGGATCAACAGATGTTTTATAAAAAAATGCTTTGAATTTAACTCCGGCCATTTTACAAAGCTCATAAATGACTTGTGAATCTTTACCACCAGAGAAGGCTACATGAAAGCCGTTTGGCGAATACCTTAAAGCTACTGTCTCCATTTTTTGGAGCATATGTATAGCTTTTAATATTTTATCATTAAGAATACTCATTAACTCAGCTTATTAAACATCTGACTATCAATATTAAAACAATGTCAATTCTCTTTCCGACACTTCCATCACTGCCAATTGCTGAGTATCTACCAACAAACTTTTAAAATCTTCAGCAAGTAATTCCTTATTTTCCACCTGATTTACATGAGCATAGTTATTAACCCGATGACACAACTCATGTGCATCGACTATAATCCGATAAACAAAACAAGGATCATGAGGCAACGAAAACATATTATAAGAAAACAATACAATCCCAACAATATTTCCATTGATCAGAACTTTATCTCCATAATTAAATTTTGCTTCCATAGCTACTTCATTTTAGTTAAAACGGTATTTTTCCTACTGTAAAATCATAAATCTTTGTTAAACTCTCATTATAGGAAAATTTCACTTCCCCGACCGGACCGTCCCTATGCTTTGCCACAATAAGTTTCCCGACATTTTTGATCGGCTCTCCATCCATAGCTTTTAATCCATAATATTCGGGACGGTACACCAGCATTACGATATCGGCATCTTGCTCAATTGCACCGGATTCCCGAAGATCAGACAATTCCGGTTTTTTATCCGTTCTTTTTTCACAATCCCTGTTCAACTGGGACAGTAGTACAACCGGAATATTCAACTCTTTAGCCAAAGCTTTTGCCTGTCCGGAAATCTGCGCGATTTCCTGTTCCCGGTTATATTTCTTATCGACTGTCGATGACAGTAACTGGAGATAATCGATAAACAGCACCTTACACTGCCCGCGTTTATGCATCATCCGGGCAATTCCCCGGATATATTGCATCGTAACCCCGGAACGGTCGTCTATAAAAATCGGTAATCCAGAGAGCAAATGTTGTGCTTTCGACAATTTTTCATAATCAGTCTGGGAGAACTTTCCCATTCGGTAATCCCGTGCAGAAATACCGCTTTCCGATAAGATCAAGCGATCAGAGAGTCTTACAGAAGTCATTTCCAAAGAAAATGCACATACAGGAAACTTTGCAATCGCTGCCGCTTTCAGGAAATTCAACATGACACTAGTTTTACCGGACCCAGGCCTACCAGCTACAATTATCAGGTCACCCCCATGAAATCCGGATAATAACCGGTCCATCTCCGTAAGTCCTGTAGGAATACCAAAAGCCTTGCCTTCCTTTAGGCTTTGTTCGCGCTCTAAAGCTTCGGATAAAGATTTCTCCAGAATACGATCAATATGCGTAATACGGGAATTGGCAGTCATAACCTCATTTATCCGGTCAAGATTGGCAGCAGTCTGAGCAATAACATTTGCAACATCCAATCTCTCATCCCGGGCAGCCTGAATAGTCTGGTTACCAAATTTCATTAATTCACGCTGTACAAACTTCTGAGCCACAACCTGTGCATAATAAGCAACCCGGACAACATTACCGGAATAATTGGTCAGCTCTGAAAGATAAGTATAATTCCCGGCCCTTTCCAGATTCCCCGTCTTCTTTAAAGCTTCTGCAACTGAAACCAAATCGACAGGAATTCCATCGTTGTCTGTCTTTAAAATAGCAGTATAAATACATTGGTGACGAAGATCATAAAACATCTCCGGAGTCAGGATCAAAGAAACTTCCGCCAAAGCATCTTCAAATGTCATCAACGAGCCAAGGACAGCAGCCTCCGCTTCTTTGGCATAAATGTTAAAAGTCAATTCTTCCTTCTTTGTTTCCATTTTCAATCGTCTTTAAATTCTCCGCTTTAAACCACACAGCGATCATTTTCTGCTTCCAGTTTTTCACCCGCTTACCCTTACTATCCTTCCAATTTCCGGCCGAATAATAATCGTATGCTTTGTTTGCCGCTTCTTCACTATATCCCTTATCAGAAAAATACTGTCTGACTTCCTCCGGCGTAGGTGGAATAAACCCTTTTTCATTACGTGCTTTATCTTCGGTTTCTAACCCTTTATCCCTGTTTTCCAAGCTACCAACCTCTGTAATTTCCCCGTCAATCCCTATAAACTTTGCTTTATCCGGTATTTTCGTCAACCAATACTCTTTTATAATGCTGATTTGTCTTTTACCGTCTAAAGCCTGCAAATACACCTCCTGGATATCCAGCGATGTCAGAATATGAAATTTTTTAAAAAGTTTCTCATTGAAAATTCCCCGTTTCAGGCAAACCCCTATAATATGCGGAATTTCTTCCCTGGGTACCATTCCCCGCATATCCCACCCGAACAAATCTTCATGATCCTTGCTCCATTCTACATAGTATCCATTCCGGTAAATATTACACATCAATTTCATCAAAGCGCATATTCCGGAAGCCCCGCATTCAACCGAGAAAAATTTTATTTCCTCCTTTTCAAAAAAATCAACATCTGTCGGAAAATAATCCAATCCCTTTTTAACAGGTCTTCCCATACTTATTCGTTTTTACGGATCCTGACAATCCTTACGGTGTTGGTTCTCACACGTGCCGGTCTCAGATCCATATTATTCATTGTCGCAATCATTTGCAGAGACAGGAAAAACATCATTATACAAACCTTCCAAACATTCGGCTCAATCAGTTCTTTCCTGATCAAATCTGTCAGGTTTTTCCGGGTTATATATTCTGCAACTATCCGGGTAACATCTGCAATACTCCTGGCTCCCAACTTCCGGTATATACTCTTTTTATGTGTATGAACAGTATCCACACTTACACAAAGTTCCCCGGCAACCTCTTTCTCTGTTTTTCCAAGTGCAAGATGCCCGGCAATCTCTGCCTCGCGGTTACTAAGCGATAACATCTTGATGGACATTATTTCCGGAAACCGCTGCAGCATGCCGCCGACACATATCCATTGCTCTCAAAGCTGTATTCCGGGCCTCCTCAATCAGTTCCGGATAGTTAATAACATCTTCCCGACGGATAATCTTCGTTACAGCCGTCCGGCTCAAACCATACTTTTCAGCTAATTCTGCCTTTTTTCCATGTGGCAGGTAATCCCGCCAGTCTTCTTTATTTTTCATCATTCATCAAAAATTATTAGTTTCACATCTAAAGGTTCCGTTACCCGTTCGTCACGGCTGCGGGGATATCGTTTGTCTACCCAGCCAGTATGATGATTATAGCCGGGAATACGGTTGTAATTATAATACTCCGCTTCAATCATTTCCTTCCGGTAATCTCTCTCGGGTGATTTTCCCCCCTTTTTCTTTTTCATTTATTGAGCATTCTGTATTGTTGCTTGATCTGCCGGACATCCAGCGAGAACAGATAAGCCAGATCAAATTTCCTTTCAACTCTTTTTTCTCCCGCATTGCTAACCCTGATCAGATTCCGGTCGATCCACCGATCAAGTGTACTTTTCGATATTCCAAGAATCTGAGTTGCCGTATGACTGTCTACTTCCCGACCATCAAAACGACCTTCATAAAGCTCGGACAACATGGAAACGAGGTCCGATCTGTCGATTACGCAAATTGTTTCTTTCCCCATATACCTACAATTTTTATTTGGTTACAATCTTTTCTATAAACTCATTGCCACATTAAAATTTCCAGCTATCATGCAGAAAATTTTAATGTCAAAGGAGATAATTCCAACTCTTTCAACTTCTTACATAGTGCCTCACATAATACTCTCGCCATATTCACCTCCACCGCATTCCCGATAAATTTCTTTTGGTCGGCTTGCGTACCTATAAGAACATAGTTCTCCGGGAAACCCATGATTTTTTTCAACTCCGGTATTTTCAGCATTCTTTGCTTTATATCAATAATACCATAAAGAGCCATGATCTCCTTTATTTCCTTTACTACAGAAAGGTCATCTTCATAAATTTCATAAATTACTTCATGAGAAGTAATTTTTACAAATGACGGAATATATCCCTCCTCCTTTACAGAGCAATTTTCAACACAATCTCTCTTTGATACATATTGAATACTTACCAAATAATGCCATTTCCTATTAGCTGTTATTACCGGGGCTGGCTCCTGAACAGTACTACCAATATTTGAGAAATTTGTATTCATTAACCAGCGGTTACAAGTAACCAAGCTATGTTTCGGATTATTTGTAACAGTTCCGGCAGGCCCTTCCACTGACGCACAGTGACTATTACCATACTGCATATCAAAGAAATGGCACGAAACCTTATCGAAGCGATCCTTGGTAGTAACGGTCGGACAAGGCATATTGACTGAACGAACACCGTTTCCATGACCATAATAGGATGATAGAAAGTCTGCTGAAATAAGAGCGTGATTATCCTTCGTTTTAATTGTATGTGCAGGTCCCAGGATAGAAATGTTCTTACTTTCCGGATGACCACTGAAATATTTTGACAAAAACTGAACATTCTTCATGCCCGGAATATGTCCGGATATTTCTGTTTGTAATTTCAGAAAAGCACGTTTTTTTATATATTTCTCTTTCCCCCCAGCTACAAATTTTATTAAACCAGCTTTATGCCGGTCAAGGGTATTAGGGGAAAGTGGACAAGGACGGTCAAAAATACTTTTACCTTCATCATTAAAATCCAATACCTCCTTAACCTCTTTCCACCTCTTCAAAGGACCAAACAACGTATGTTGTGCTTCTTTGGAGTGTGTCGGTTCAGGAAATACTATTGGTAAACGTTTCTTTGCAAAAATTCCAAAGAAACGTTTCCGACTAGTATAAGCCCCATAATCTGCTGCATTCAGTGTTCGATAATCAAAACCATATCCACAACTTTCCACTTCGTTAACCCAGCGGTTATAATATTCACCTTTGCGTAATGGGTCAGGAATCATTGTCGGCAGATATTTGATTGTAGCATTTTTGCCCTTACCTTCTTTTTTTATTGTAAGCGGACAATATTCATACCCAGTTCCGGAATCTCGTTTTATTTTCACAATCAGCGGACCCCAGTCCATAAATTCCATCACATTTTCGATTTGTAAGAAGTCCGGATCAATCGCTTTTATATATCTGATAAGGTGTTCAGCCAAGGTACGGCTATCTGCATCCCGACTTACTCCCCCTTTTGCCTTGGAATGATTCGTGCATTCTAAACTTGCCCAAACTACAACAAAAGCATTAACAAATCTCTTACGCATCAAATTGATGTATTTTACAAGCTGGGTAAGATCCAATTTGCGAATATCCTCAGTAAGATGAAGAGCCTCCGGGTGATTCGCCGCATGACTGGCAATCGCGTTAGCATCGTGGTTCACACAGGCAATCACCCGAGCACATGGATTATTTTGATATCTGGCAGTTTCTACACCAGTACTCGTTCCACCGGCCCCACAGAACAAATCGACATAAATCAGTCGGATCAAATCATCCCGCCCCCCTTTAGAATAAACTCTATGTAAATAATCTAGCTCGGATTTTTCCATAACCTTTGCAATTTTATTTGTTTCATCACTATCCTCTAAACAGATAATTTCATTAATTTTGTTTGCGATAATTCACATTTGTCTATAAATTTGAAGTGAAAACATTTTTATTTATATGATTACACCTGAAATCAAAGACGAAATACTCGGTCAATTCATTTCCTCTGGGATGCGTTTCACTATCAATCTCAAAATGCACTGTCATAATTTCAATATTCCTTTTGATGAATTCGACGCAATTTTGCGGCAATTCGAAAAACTCAATCTGCTTAAAGCTCAAAGATATATAGGTGGAACTGCTCATATTACTCTCAATGCAGAGGCTCACGATTTCTTCAACAGAGGCGGTTTTGCCGTCCAGGAAGAAATCCTGAAAGCCAACCTTAATAAATTAGGACTTGAACTTGAAGCTCTTTCCAAAGAACTTGGCCCAAAGTATCTTGAAAAAGCCTCCACGCTCACGAGTCTGATCAGTAGTGCAACATCCATTATCAAATTCTTTGGATGAACATAGCTCATCAAGCCAATTCTCAAAATCCCGGAAAACTGATTTTTCCTTTCCACGTAGCCAATATTTTTGACTATCGCGATAGATTTCTTCCCCATTCACCAAAATTATTCTCTCCCCTTTATCTTCGTGGCTTATAAAAAAGATTTCAACTTTAACCTTAATTTCCTCCATAGCTTTCAATTATTTATTCGTCTTTTACTTATCCCCTAAACAGGTAATAGAAAATTTTGAAAGTATTGTAACCAGAATCAGAGATCTCGAGGTTCGCAATTCAGCCGGAAATAATCGTAAATAAAGTCAACATACTCTCTCAGAGTAGACTTATCACTAAAAATTATCGGGCCGTAGGAAATTCCTGCGGCTATCTCTATGCACTTTTTTCTGTATCTTCTTTCCCTTCTGTTTTTCCCTTCCTTCACATATTGATAAATCACCGGCATCTTAGCGCCGTAATGATTCCCACAAGCCCTCAGATACATTCTTAAACACCACATCCGGAACCTGCGTTCCCGATAGTCATTAACGATTTGTTTCACTGTTTTAATCATAACTTTTCTCCTTTTTATTCGTTCCTTCCCTATCCCCTAAACAGGGGATTTTGTTAATTTCGTTTGCGATAGTTTATTTTTGTTCATATATTTGAACTCAGAAATAGACATCAAAAGCGAGGTTTATTTCTGTTTGCAAATATAGAGCTTTGCTCATCGAAAACAAATTTTTAATGAACATTTTTCATTGAAAATCCTTGAATACTATTTATATGACTGTAAAAGAAAGACTTAAATCATTTATTGATTATAAAAAAATATCTGTCAGAAGTTTTGAAAGACAGTGCAATCTTTCTTATGGATATGTAAATAATATCCGAGTATCTATACAACCAGACAAAATAACGAGCATTGCACTTCATTTTCCAGAATTAAATACAGGTTGGTTACTCACTGGCGAAGGTGAAATGCTAAAATCTAATTTTACCCAATCCGATGTTCGTAATATCGATACTCAAAATATGAACTGGATTCAAATTCCATTCATCCCGGTTCATGCTCGAGCAACATTTGCTGAGACATTTGAGACTGAAATCCATGAACTATCAACTTTAACCATTCCCCGGCTTCCAGGTATCAACTACGAAAATGGAAAAGTATTTGAAGTTGACGGTGACAGCATGGACCCAACCCTGATAACCGGCGAACAGGTATTTTGTGAATATGTGGATCCGGCAGATTGGAAATATATTACTGGCCCTGTAGTTATTGCCTTCGGCAACAACCTGATCGTTGTGAAACGAATTAAAGAAAACAACTTGGCCAATGGCGAATTAACCCTCTGGTCTGACAACGAAATGGGAGGTAAACTCACCCTCCACACCGAGCAGGATCAGATCCGGAGGATGTATAAAGTGCGTTATACTGTATATAAACCAATAAGATAATTCATTCTATGGATACTTATTTTGCTTACGATGTCGAAACTGCAAACTATGACTATTCTACTATTTGTCAAATAGGATTAGTAAAATTTGAAGATGGACAAGTTGTTGAAAGCTGGGACTTTCTTATAAATCCTCAAACAGAAGATTTCATGTTCACATGTATACATGGAATTACTTATAATATGGTTGAAAATAAACCTACGTTTAATGAAATATATCCTAGATTACTAGAAATAATCGGAAATAATTTTGTAATCCATCATACAGCATTCGATAAGTATGCAACCCAAGCTGCTTGTGAAGCGCACCAACAAAAGATATTGGATTTCTCAAGATGGATAGATTCCGCTAAGATGGTTCGCAGAACTTTCCCAGAATTTACAAAAAAGGGATATGGTCTAAAAAATATAGCACAACAAATAGGTATTGAATTCAATCATCATAATGCATGCGAAGATGCTTGTGCCGCGGGGCTCATTGCTTGGTTTTGCTGTAAAGAAAAAGGAATATCTATATCAGAATGGCAAAAATTAAATAAACGACCTATACATCTGACCACAAACTCTAAGGATATTCAGGAACTAATTAAAAATGGTAACCCAGAAGGAGAATTGTATGGAGAAAATTTGGTTTTCACAGGAACACTATCACTACCGAGGACAGAAGCTAGCTACAAAGCAGCCTTAGCAGGTTGTAAAATACAAGATGGAATTAATAAACAAACAACAATTTTAGTAGTGGGTATCCAGGATCATTTCACAACAGGGCACCGTGAAAAAAGCAGCAAGCAAATCAAAGCCGAAAAATTAATACAACAAGGACAAAATATTAAGATCATTTCTGAAAACGATTTTATAAAAATAATCTCTTTGCCAGAAAGATAACTAAATAATATGAAAAATTAGCAAAATAAGTTTTTCAAACAACAAATTATAAAATCTGGACAGATCTAATTTCTAATGCTATTATTGTCGGAATATTCGGTTACTTTTTAGAAATAATATATGTTTCAAATTATTGAAACTAATAAAAATAACTGATAACCTTTATGAGAATTACATATATTAATGTTCCTAATAATAATTTTATTCCAACATCCATTCCAACAAAAACCACATAATATTGAATATCAGAAATAAAATCAATACATACATATTCCCGCCTCGAGTACAATTAATAATCAAAGAGTTAGATCAGATCTAACTCTTTTTTATTACTATTTTATTTGTTTCAAAAAGTGATCCAAAACACATTATCCCTTCTATTCTCATTTCACAATAACAATTCCCCCTCCTGACAGAATCGTCAAGGGAAGTTCTTTATTTTTACTCAAAGTCACTTCCCGGGTATAAACATTACGTTTCAGGTCGTCATTATAAAGGGTCACCCGATTGCCTTTGGCAAACATCGGAAGTTGTATTTTCAGCTTCAACGGTTCTTTTTGGGCATTCACCCCGGCGACATACCATTTATCCCCATGTCTGCGAGCCAGAATACAATATTTCCCCGGATAGCCGTCGATAAATACAGTCTCATCCCAGGTAACAGGTACTTGTTTCAGAAACTCCAGGCAAATTTGGGAAGCATCGGTCAGATTATTAGGGGCTAAAGCAAAATTCTGTATCGGATTCTGAAACAAGACGGTAGTAGCCAACTGGAAAGCATCTGTTGTCCGGCGGATATTACCTCCATCGTTGGTACGATTCAAGCGTTTATTGAGGAAACAGCCTCCGAATTCCATACAACCGACACTATTCCGGATAAACGGATGCAGACAGGCATTGAAAGCCTCCTCATCACAAAAATGCTGCTGGAAAATCAGGTTCTCGGAAGCCAGTACCGCCTCACTTCCCACATAATTTGGATACATTCGCTCCCACCCCCTGGGCAAAGTGCAACCGTGAAAAATAACCATCAATCCACAATCATCCGCATCGCTCAGAGTAGCTTCGTACAACCTCATAGTCTCCTGCTTATCCCCTCCGAAAAAGTCTACTTTAATTCCCTTCACTCCCAGACTTTCGAGCCACCTCATTTCCCGCTTACGGACAATCGGATTATCCATACAATTCACAGGACTTTGAACAATATCGTTCCAATATCCGCTGGAACTATACCATAAAAATATATCTACCCCCTTCCTATGGGCATAATCCGCCAAAGACTTCATCTTTTCCCGGCCGATCGTCCGATCCCACCAGTTATCTATCAATACATATTCATATCCCATTGCAGCTGCCAAATCGATGTACCTCACCTGATCCTCATAATTGATACTTCCATCCTGCCACAAAATCCAGCTCCAGGTTCCACGCCCGAAACGATAATCGTGAACCGTTTCGTAAAGTGGCTCCACGACGTCCCAAATGACTGTCGTTTCCACAATAGGCTTCAGATTATCCCCTACAGTAATGGTACGCCAGGGAGTTGTACCGGGCAAAGCCAATCCCGGGGCTACCGTTCCATTCCCATTATTCTCTTCGGGCATCGGAAAATCAAGGATATATAATCCACCTTCTCCGGCATCACTCAAACGAGAACCACAATAGCGGCTGTCCACACCCGTCTCACTGATCAAAGCCCAACCATCACAACCAATACGAAAAAGGCAAGGAAAAGTATAACCATGTCCATATCGAGAAGGTTCGTTCATCGGAACATCCACCCTATACTCCTCCTCATAACTGGGTTTTGTACGCATCCATCCGATCATGGCATCACTTTGCGGACACAGAAAAGTAGTCGTATATGCCGGAAAATCAAAACCCGTCGCTTCTTTTTCCACCACACAACTTCCTGCCTCCTTTCGGGGAATTACATATCGGAAAGCGATATCGTTATTACTCACCCGGAAAACGACATCTATCTCCTGCTTATCAGCATTCGCAAAAGTACAAATCAACTCATTCGCCTGATAGTGTATCTCTGATTTCTTGATCTTGTTCTGAGTATATGTTTTATCGATCCGACTTGTCTTTTGCCCAATCCAATTCATATTCCGGCTAAAATCCCCGATATCGGTCACCACCCCCAAAGGGGAATCTTCCAGCATTGTCTTTTCTTTGTAAGTGACAGAATATACCGGTTTTCCCTGCTTCAAGGCCACATTCACTTTCAGATGAGAGTCAGGTCCAATTACCTCAGTCTGCTGAGCCCATACCGGAACGGCAATCCATACCAGCAAGCAGTATTTCAGATATTTTTTCATGTCTTTAAAATAATTTACATGCAGGACAAAGATAATATCTCCGCTATACAAAACAAGGATTAATCCTTATAAATTAACGTAACAGTATTCTATACACTTTAATTTTCCGGTATATTGATCATTTTGTCATTACTTAGAACTGTCAAAATGGCAAATATCGGATATGGCATAAATTTTGTAATTAACAAATAAAA